CGCACCACGGCTTCGGTGATCATCGGGTGGAACACACCGCTGGCGCCGTCCCACGGCTCCGTGCGCTCCTCGATCTGCAGGCCCAGCAGTTTGAGCCCGGTGACGTACGCCTTCTCCCACTCTTTGCGGGAGTTCTTGTCGTTGTCCACGTCGGCAGCCAAGTCGCTGACCAGCGTGGAAATCTCGCCTTCGTCTAGGAACTCGGCAAGGTTGGCATCGAAGTCATTGATGGTGCCTTCCTCTTCTTCCCCCGGCTCGATGTGAATCGACAGGTCGCCAGCGTTGATGTCGACGGACTCGGGGTCCACGATCTCCACTTCGATCGGCTCAGCTGCTTCGTCTTCCAGCCCGACGGGCGCTTGATACAGGCCCTTGTCAAAATTCGTTGCCATGTGCTTGATCTTTCCTAGTAGTACGCCGCTCTGCGACGCTGGAAGAACCTGTCTTCCTGTTCATCTGTATCGAGGGCAATGAAGCCGCCCTGACGGTAGCGCAGGAGCGCTTGGGTACACGTATCGACAAAGTCGTCATGCTCACCAACAGGGAACGCCGCCATTTCCTCGATCACTTCACGCGCCCAGCGCGTGTCCGGTGCCCAGACTTTACCGGAGGTGAACAGGTCAGCCACGGCGTTCAGGCGCACCATTTTGTCATTTCCACGGCTCGGTGTAAATTCCTGCACGGGGATGCCCATGTTGCGTAGCTCTTGAATAAGAGGTGCGCCGGCCGCCTTCTTTTCCACGATGAACGCGTCAGGCTGCCACTCTTTCCAATGCTTGTGCGCTATTTGCTTGAGCTCCGGGAAGGCCATCCGATCCTTGAACGCATCCAACAAGATCAGCTGCGGGCTGTTGCCTTCCTCCTCGTTGTACCAGACGCCCCACGTCGTGCAGGCGCTGTAGTCGGAGTTGTTCTTGGTTTCAAAGGCCGTGTCCCAGCTCTGGATCACGTAGTCACACGGTGGCGGCTCGTCGCCCTCCCAGATGCGCCAGTGTTTCCTGCTGACGATCGCACTGGTCTCGGCCGTGGGCTGCTGCATGTACTGAGCGTTCCAATACCGTGGGTCCAGCGCAGCCTTCGTGGCCTTGAGGGACTCCAGCGGCCATTGCTCCGGCCACAAACTCTTTTCCTGCTCGGTGTCTTCGTTGAGGATGGCCGGCAGCTCCACGATCTCCCATGGGATGGAGTCGGGATTCTTGGTCTGGTAGTCGATGAGGCGGCCAGTCAAGTCCAAAAGAGACCAGCGGGTCATGATGATGATGATCGCACCCCCGGGCATCAAGCGCTGCAGCGGGCCCGTCTGAAACCACGACCACGCCGTGTCGAAAGCCAAGCGTGAGTTGGTCTTTACGTCCTGCTCAGAATGCGGATCATCAATGACAAACAGATCAGCACCACGACCAGCCAAAGCGCCACCAACACCAGCAGCATAGTACTGTCCACCTGCGGAGGTAGACCATTTTCCAGCAGCTTTTTGATCGTCGGCCACAAGCGTTTGCGGGAAAACTTCACGGTATTCCTCCGAGTCCAACAGGTTTCGGATGCGGCGGCCAAAGTCTTCAGACAGACCCGCAGTGTGCGTGCCCATGATGATCTTCTTCTGTGGGTACTTGCCCAAAAAATAGGCAGGGAACAGGTACGAGCTGAACTCGGACTTGCCCATACGAGGCGCGATGTTGATGATGACGCGCTTTTTCTTGCCCTCGATCACGTCGGTGAAGATTTTGGCCAGACGTTTGTGGTGGGGACCAATCTTGAAGCCCGGATAGACCGCTTGGGCAAACCCGAGCATGTTGTCTTGGGCGGCCGCAAGGCGGGTGCGCAGCTCTCGCGTCTCCAAATCCTTGAGCAGCTCCTCTTTTTCGGCGGCCGACAGGTGCGGCAAAGCCTTTTGAAGCGCTTCGAGCTCCAGTTTGGACAGCGTGGTGAATTTTTTCACTCGGCGTCTTCCCGTGGAAGGCCCAGACTGCTGGTTTTTTCAGCGTCCTCGTACACGTCGATGACGTCGACCACGCCCATGAACTTGTTGAGCTTTTCCTTGATGCGCTGGTCGAGCTCCCCGTCGGACAGCTCTTCCTTCTTGATCTCGATCTTCTCTGTGAACAGGCCGACTTCAGTAACTTTACCCAGCAGCGCCAGCGCCTTGAGTCGAATGTTGGGGTTCGAGTGGGTTGTCTCCTCCACCAGCTTGGCCACTGTGTAGCCGCGAAGCTCCTTGGCCTGCTCGATGAACTCCCAGTCGTAGGCGCTGAGCATACCTGTCAGGTGCCTGACAGCTTCCGGCGTTTTGAGCTGGACCAATGCCGCTTTTTGCTCGGAGGTATCTGTCGTGGCAGTCAGCGCTCCGAAGGCTTTTCGGGCGTCTGCCTTTTCCAGATCGGCCAAGACTTCGTCGTCTGGCGGTGCACCAAGTTCCTCCAGCCAGCTCGATGTGGCTGTCTGCGCTGCCAAGACGTCATCGACCCCCGCTTTCTCAAGCGTGGTCATGGGTCCGGGCGGCGTGGGTTCCGGGTTGAAATGCACCAAATTCTCAAACATTGCGCGAAGGCCTTGTAACCTCGATGGCTGAAATGTACACTACTTTCTGACCGCTGCGCAAGCCGTGGTCTGTTTCATGCAGTTTCTCCTTGAAAGGTTCCCCCCGGTGTCGAAAGGTGCCGGGGGTTTTTTGTTGTACGTTTGACACAGTTTTTAGTAATTTTTTATAAAATTTTTGGGGGTGGGGCGACTTTCCGGGGGGAGCCGTACACCGTGTCTTCCAGAGTTGCCCGTCTTTCATAATTGACAAACGTTTTACAAAATAATGGGAATCGGTGCGGAACAGTGTTTATGTCATGTCGCACCGCCGCATCGAAAAAGGGGTTCCCCGGGTACGGTGGGGTCGCAGAGTAGCCATGTCAAGGGTTCTCCCAAACACGTCTGTGGTATAATAAAGCTATGCAATCAGGGTTTGGTTGCATCTGTTTGCCCGCCAGTCGCGGGCTTTTCTTTTTGGAGTAATCCCTATGAAACTCGCAATCAACACCAACGCAATCGTGACCAAGTACGAAGCCTTCCTCAAGGCAGGCACGTCATACGGCGACGCACTCAAGCAAGCCGCCCAGCAACTCGGTGCGACACCATGTCCCACGCTCATGCAGGCATTGGCCGCAGTACACGCCAAGCATTACAAGTGCAACTACACATGGAACAAAGCCGGCCGCGCTGTCTTCCACACTGGCGCAGAGTCAACCCGCGACACACGCCAAGCCGCTGCACAGAAATCGTGGGAGCGCAACGTCGCCGGCTTCTTCACAACAGGTGAGCCCAAGGTCAGCAAGCACACGCCCATCGACCCGGTCGCCAAGCTGCTCAAAGCCTACGCCGGTTTGACCGCTGCACAGAAACGCGCTTTCATGCGTGGCATCTGATCGGTACGACATTTTGTCGCACGGTTTTTTCAAACGGGGCAGCGGGTGAGGTTCGCCTGCTGTTCCATTACCTGTCAATCAAACCTTTCCGTGGCGCAAACCCGCGTCATATAACCCGCAGTTATAAGACTACACAAGGAGCACACCATGAGCAAGACCAACCGTTTCTCCATCATCAAGCACGAACAACTCACCAAGCTGCGCGCCTTGCGTGAAGACTTTGCCCACATGGCCCGTGACGCCGCATACAAGCGTGCCGTCATAGAAGAAGCCCGCGCTCACGAAGCCGAGTGGGACACCATCAAGGCAGGCAGCCACAAGATACGGGCCAAGCAAGGTCGCCTGTTCAAATGACGTTGGGCTGGCCGTGCGATGTGATGTCGCACGGCTTTAGCCTGAGATGTTTGTGAGAAACTATGCAAAAAATGCATACCCACTCGCACCCACCAAATGTCCACCATTTCCAGCGTCAAGCGTGGGCCTCTAACCCGCATGGTTGAGCCACACCCACCACTTACTACTATATATATACCTATATAAATAAATAACTTATATAGAGTATGCCTAATTGTTTTATGTAAGCAAGGCCCTTTCTGTTTGTTTGATAGCTTTCGTTTTTGCGTTAGGGCTAAGCCATATTAGTTCCACCCTGCAAACCCCTTATATGAAGTAATACAGGCGACCAGCGTGCAACCATGCGGGTTCCGTGTGCTTTGTTCATCCGCGAATTGGTGGACAAAGTTGTGCCTGATACCCAGCAACCTCAAAAAAACCTATTTAATCCCTTGTTTATGCTAGCTATGCAGCTACTTTTACGGTACTATCTGAAGTCATCAATTCACAAGGAGCGTTTTATGCAAGCTAACGTTTTGACCTATCCTGAGTGCGTCCCTCCGAAGTGGGGCTTGGCTGCTCCGTTCGGGCACCACACCATATTGAAGCTATTGCGCAAGAGCATGACCAGTCCGAAGGGTACACCACGCGATCTTGCATACCGAGCAACCATAGCGGCCGTGAACACGTTGCATGAGCGTGGTGTGCGTGAGTTCCGTGGGGACAAAGTACTCAAGCTGCTGATTCAGGCAGCCCGCGAGCACGGGTGGCTCAAGCGTGAAGGCGGACGCTACAAAGCAATGCCGAAGGCGCAGCGTCCCGATCACAAGGTGTGTCGCAAATGTCAGGAGGAGAAACCTGACGCTGAGTACCGCATCATTGCCAGCGCAGCGCAGAAGCGACGCAACGGCTGGGCCGAGGACAGCCAACACTATACCTACGCCGTGATCTGTGCGCACTGCCGCAAGCTAAAGCAGCAACGCGAGCGCCGCAAAGAGGTGAGGCGGCAAGACCCCGACACCTATGGCGCGTACCGAAATGCCTTTGCAAACGAGCTGGGGGCAGTCAAGCGCCTGCTCAAGACTCACCTCACGATTGAGCTACCCGACGGCAGCAAGGCGTACCAATTCGAGGACGAAGCCGACCAGACCTATTACTTTGAGCGTGAGAGGTTGATTGAGTTGGCCCGCAGGCGGTTCGAGAACGCAGTCAACACTGGTGACTTGCTGACGGCCGTTGACCCGAGCGTACCCAAAGGTGCGTGGTATGGGTTGTTGACGCAAGACGAACGCGACGGGCTGGCTCGGATACACCGTGATGGCTCATGGGCAGGCAGTACAAAGAAAGGCCGCGTGCCCAAGCTGTGGGAGAAGGCTGTCGTGCCTCGCAAGAAGCCGAAGACTGTGGCCTACACGCCGAGCACCGAGCCCAAGGTGGAGCCGCCCCCTGAGATTCTGTTTGGCAAGCAGCCAGACGACCCATCCAAGTTCGACCCCGAGCTTGGGTTCTGAAGAACCCCGCCGCCAGTCGGTCACTGGCAAACCCTGAGTGGTACGACATGGTGTCGCACCACAACAACCCAAGGAGAAGCAACTATGAACGACGCAACACAGGCAACACAGGCCCTGCCCATCACGATGGAGGAGCCCGAACACGACCCCGGACAAATGAAAACAATCGTGGTGTTCGGCAACCCGAGGGATGGGTTCAGATGTGTGGGCCCGTTCGACACCCGGGAGCAAGCCAGCGACTGGGCTGACGACAACGTGTCCCGCGGATACGACTGGTGGCTTGTGCCCCTCGCAACACCCGAGGAGAAAGCAAATGAAAACATCTGAACTGACAGGCGCCGCCCTTGATTGGGCAGTGGCGAAGTGTGAAGGCGTAGACATAGACAAGTATTTCGATGCTTGGGTGCCTGACCCTGACGAGCCACATTTCAACAAACAATTCAAACCCTCAACCGACTGGTCACAAGGCGGGCCGATCATTGAGCGGGAGAAGCTGACGGTGATGTATGACGACGACTGGAAGTTTGACCCAACAGACCCCGAAGATAACGGGGAGCGATGGTTTGCAAACACCAACGACGTTTATTACGAGCCAACTGCCTATGGCCCAACACCCCTGATCGCCGCCATGCGCTGCTACGTAGCAAGCAAACTTGGTGACGACATCGAGATACCGGAGGAGTTGCTATGACAAACATCGCAGACAAACCGTGGGAGCACGAGCCTGACCATCTCATGTTCATGAGTGACGCAGGGTATATCTGTGAGATCAAGCGCCATCCGGACAGCAAGCATCTCAACGGGAACATCTTCATACCCTTCGGCCATGCGGACTACGGCAAGGACTACTCAGACCTGCATGGGTACAACAACGGAGCCTTCTACGAAGACGCGCCTCACTCGCATGGTGGGTGGACGTACGCAGAGACAAGAGGCGACGAGGATGGCGGCAAGTACACAGTGTTCGGCTTCGACTGTAACCACGGCGGAGACTACGCACCGGGCAAAGCGGAGCACTACGCTGCGCTGGGCATAGAAGGACTGACACAACGCTTCGATCAGTACCGCACCGTTGCGTACGTGACCGAGGTGTTGGAGAAAGCCGCGCAAGATTTCAAACTCAGAGAGAAAGGAGAGCAACATGTTTTCGACAAAGAATAAGTGGACAGGGCAGTGGCGCGTGTTTGTGTTAGACCCACGTACCGCACGTGAGAAAAAGTGTGACCAGCTCATACGCATACACCTCATGGAGGACGAAGCTATGTCCTTCGGTTTCGTGGAGCAGCGCCTTACGACACGCCCCCGGCATAAGTTAGACGATCAGATCGAGTTCTATGTGTTCGGCCCGGGGGTCAACACGGGGTTCGCCTATAGTGACTACGTACAAGTGCCGACGCTGCGCGAAGGCATGACCATCATTGAGTGGCTATGGCAAAACAGAAAGGAGCAGCCATGAGTAAAAGGAACAGTCATCAATCTTCTTATCGCGGGCCGGCACGGCCCATGCGAACCGCACCACGGTTCGACTCGATGGACTACGCAGTGATGGCCATGTACGCAGTGTGCGTGCTGGTCATAGCAATGGACGTGCTGGTCTGGAGACCCTACTAATCAATCACCGTACGACAATGTGTCGCACCAACCACAAGGAGAAAAACATGATGTTCAAAGTACGTATAGGGGATAACAGCGCCCTGCTCAACCCTGACCAATACAACGCGTTGCTCAACATACTGGACGGAGCAACTGTTTGGCAGGACAGATACCGAGGCAAGGCGCAGGGCTTCTACGGCGACGACAAAGAGTATGAAGTGGTGTTCAAGCCCTTCGCACCAAGCAACCACCTGCGTGGCATCGAGACATTCTCAGATCAAGAGATCGACGCGCTGTCTACACTCATCCACCTTCGCACCAACCACAAGGAGAACGAAAATGCCTGAACAAATCACAATCACCGTGTACAAGTACGACGAACTGCAAGGACGTGCCAAAGACAACGCACGAGCTAAGCTCACAGAGTGGGCCACTGACCACGAATGGTGGGACAGCGTGTACGACACAGCCAAAGAAGATGGAGCCAAGCGCGGCTTTGAGATCGACGACATACGCTTCAGTGGCTTCTGGTCTCAAGGCGATGGCGCATCGTGGACTGGCTACGTCAAGATCGGCAGCTTCCTCGACTGGTACATGGAGACATACCCCGACGACCCATTCCATGCACAGTACATCGTGCTGCGTGAGCTTGTTCGTGATGACTGGATTGACAACAAGGTCGCAGTCAACAGGCGCGGGTATCACTACGTACACAGCGCCATGGTCGACGTGGGTGATGCCAACTGGGACTTCTTGGAGGATGAGGTCAACGGCGAAGACAGGCGCACAGAGACGCTCAAGTCCGAGGGCGTGCTCAAGGATGCCAACGTGGCGCAGCTATGCGATGGCATCAACATCGCGCTCACAATGGACGAGCTCAACGCTGACATCAAGCGCTGCGTGCGAGAGTTTGCCGATGAGATATACAAGATGCTTGAGGATGAGTACGAAGGCATCACCACTGACGAAGCACTGACCGAGATGGCTGACGCCAATGACTACCGCTTTGATGAAGCGGGGAATGTAGTTTAACCAACCACCAACCAAAGGAGAACCAACCATGTTTTCAGGCAACACACACGAACTGCCCTACGTGCGAGACTACGCCGAGGCACATGCACACTGGGAGAAAACACCATTCCCATCACGCAGCAAGAAGTGGTCACCACACCAGCGCCCACTCAAGAACACACAGTCACCACACTACCGACTGGAGAAGGGTGACGGCTACTACGACGTGTGTCTGTACACCACAGTGATGGCACGCTTCTTTGAACCTACATCTATCGGTGAGCGTCGCTGCTACCTTGGCCACCACTCACAGACAAGTCAGAAGTTCATGGCTGACGTGCTCAGCGTGTGGCCGTTCAAGCGCCACTACACAACAGACGGCCGCGAAGTGATCGCCCCTATCACAGGCAAGAAGATGCCGCACTCCGAGTTCAGCGCTGACCTCCTGTTTGTGCATGGCAAGCTCGACGTGGCTGCGTCACAGCACGCGCCCATCTTCAAACAGGTGAGCAGCGATCAAGACAAGGCTGACCGCAAGCACGTCAAGCAAGCACTCGATCCCCTGCTCACGCTGTGCGTGATGCGTATGCCTGAGCTTGAGCTGTCCACGACGGCCGACTTCAACGTGGCGGGCCACTTCTACTCAGCACGCACCCACTACGCACAAGAACGCGACATCGCGCTACTGGTGAAGGACATAATGATCGGAGACCAACCACAAACTAACCACGTCAATGCGTTCATGGGCATGGCTGACAGTATCTACCAGAAGATAGTCTCCGACCGTGCGATGGCGCTTGGCATGATTGGCTGGAACACACAAGGCTGCGCGGCTACCGATCTACCTTCTGACCAACGTGTTACAGAGAAGGAGTTCATCGCATCCATCTGGCGCATGGTGCAAAAGCATGGCCGACTGGGTAATCGCTCAGCCACTGCGCCGTACCCCATGTTTCCAACCCCCGACCAGATCACGCTCACCAACGTCGTGACATGGCAGAAATAATTTACAGAAAGGAGTTGTCAAACAATAGACAAAGCTGATACACTAACCATTCATTCGGTGCGACAAGGTGTCGTACCGATAACCAATCTCTCATTCTTTTATAGGAGTTCAACCATGAACAACATGCTCTCTTTCACGCAAGTCCTGAACCTCATCGCCGCTGTTGGCGACAAGCGCACCGTCATCGTCGAGGGCGAGAACGGTATCGGCAAGACCGCGCTGTTCCATGCGCTCAAGAAGCACCCCAAGTTCGCAGACCACATCGCAGTTGACCCTGTCGATTGCACCCAGTTGTCTGACGGTAGCGTGTGGATGCCTGACCTCGATCGTGAGAACGGTATCTCTCGTGAGCTGCCCAACGAACGCTTCGGTGTCAGCAAGACCAACCAGCTCGGTGTCAATGGTGCCAAGCCCATCATGGTGTTCCTCGACGAGATCGCCAAGGCTCCGCAGTTCATCAAGAACGTGCTCGCTCCGATCATCTACGAGCGCCGTGTTGGTAACTACCACATGCCCGAGGGCAGCGTTGTGTTCTGCGCTACCAACCTCGCAGTCGAGGGTCTTGGCGATAGCATCCAAGCGCACCTGCGCAACCGTCTCGTGTTCGTCAAGATGCGCAAGCCCACTGCTTCCGAGTGGGTCAACTGGGCTATCGACCGCAGCGTCAATGCTTCGGTGATCGCATTCGTCAACAACTACCCGCAAGTCATGGACTCGTTCATCGACTACGACAAGGGCGGCAAGTTCGAGGGCAAGGACATGTCCAAGGACAACGGCTACATCTTCAACCCTCGCAGCATGGCGCTGGCTTACGCCACGCCTCGCTCGCTTGTGGCTGCCTCTGACATCCTCGATGCAGGTGACGGTGTGCTCGACGATGAGACGCTTGAGGCTGCGTTGGTCGGCACCATTGGTGCTACGACTGCCGAGGCCCTGAGCTCGTTCGTTCGCTTCGGTCGTGACATCTGCTCTCTTGAGCGTGTCATCAAAGACCCGGCTACCGCACCGCTGTCTGACAACCCGACGGCTCAGCTCGTGCAGGTGTTCCAGTTCGTCTCTCGTGTTGACAAGCGCGAGGATGCAGAGAAGATCGTCGAGTACGTGTGGCGCATGAAGGCAGAGATGCAGTCTATCTTCTGCAACACAGTGGCTCAGTCTCAACGTGTGGCTGTCTATGTGACGCTGGCCAACTTCGGCAAGATGCTGGCTGCCCACAAGATTTTCTTCAGCACCAAGTGATGCACGACGACCTTGACTGGGATTGGCGGCCTGACGAGTTCAAGCCTCCTTTTACGATCGTACTCGTCGGGGCTGACGAGTACAGAATCATGGCACAGGCGAAGGGGTTTAGGTGGGAAGTCGTATCAATACACGGCACCCAAGAAGACGCTATGCGCTTGCGCGATCTTGTAGAACTACGTTACCAACTGGAGAATCAATCATGAGCTTCGACAAACTCACACCCAACCAAAAGATTCAGGCAGCCAACATTGACTGCATGCGTCACCACAAGTTCGCACTGCTGTCTGGTGTCATCTGCATGGGCAAGTCCGAGGTCAAGGACGACATCCCAACGGCCTGCACTGATGGCAAGAACAAGTACTACGGTGCTGCGTTCATCGAGGGCAAGACTCGTGCACAGATACGATACGTTGTGCTGCATGAGAACTTCCACGTGGCGCTCAAGCACTGCGTGCTGCCCATCTACATCCAGTACGTCAAGAAGTTCGGCCCGCAAATCTGCAACGTGGCGATGGACTTCGTGGTCAACGGCATGATCGAGGAGCTCGACCCCGAGCTCAAGTTCGTAGAGCGCCCGACTGAGCACATGTGCATCGACGAGAAGTACGAGGGCATGTCCTTCCCGCAGGTGCTGCAAGACTTGCTCAAGGATGCCGAGCAGCAACCGCAAGATGGCGACGGACAGCAGTCACTCGATGACCACATCATGTCGCCTGTCAACGATGACGGCTCACCCATGACGCCTGACCAAGTCGAGAAGCTGGGCAAGATGATCGACGACGCCAACCGTCAAGGCGAGTTGCTTGTACGTAAGATGCGTGGTGAGGGTAAGGGTGGCCGTGACTTGCTGGGCACCGCTGTTGAGCGCACAACCAACTGGCGTGATGCGCTGGTCGAGTTCATCAACAGCGTGTGCCAAGGCGATGAGCAGTCTCGCTTCTGTCCTCCCAACAAGCGCTTGCTTGCATCGGGCTTCGTGATGCCGTCTCACTTCGACGAGAACATGGGCGAGCTCATCATTGCGTGTGATACGTCTGGCTCCATGCACTGGTGCTACCCCATTGTGTTCGGTGAGATTGCGCGTATCGCTCAGCATGCCAAGCCTGACAGCGTGCGCATCTTGTGGTGGGACACCGAGGTCTGCGGCGAGCAGGAGTTCAAGCCTCATGAGTACGAGTCGATCGCCAAGTCCATGGCTCCCAAGGGTGGCGGCGGCACGACTGTGTCATGCGTTGCTGACTACATCGCAGAGCACAAGCTCACGCCCAAGGCTGTAATTTACCTGACCGACGGA